ATGTGTGCGTTGGGTTTGCTGTTACTTACGGTTGGGCTTTTGATACTGCATTCAATAGAGTACATAAGTCGAATATGTCTAAGCTTGACGCAGAAGGCAATCCACTCTATAGAGAAGATGGTAAAGTGGTTAAGTCTGACTGCTATGAACCACCGAAACTTGCGGACTTAGTATGATATGGCAGACCTAGACTATTTAGCATGGCTGCTTTCTGTTTCTTATGAACCAAAGTTGGACGGTGGTGGACAACTTTTAGCACCTGTCTTTTATAAATTATTAAAGGATGAGAAGGTTAAGACTATATACGAGTGGTGTGCTGGCCCTTCTTGGATTGGGCTATGGTTACTACATAAAGGAGTATGCGAAGAACTTGTTGTATCTGATATAAACCCGAAGGCTATGGAGCATGTAAAAAAGACGGCAAAAGAAAGTTCTTATCCTGTTAGAACTTACGTCAGTGATAATATGAAAGACATCCCCTCTTGGGAAAAGTTTGATATAGTTGTTGCAAACCCTCCTAATTATGTTAATATACAAACAAGTCATTCTATTGGGCGTATGCGAGAAGATTTAAGGCCATCGGATATAGATTGGAAAATACATAAAGATTTTTATAAGAACATAGGAGGATATCTGAAAGAAAAAAGTAAGATGTATATATCAGAAGTCGGTCTTAATGATAAAGAAATATATTTATCTGGTGAAGGATTTTATAATAATACAAAAGAACTATATGATGTTAGAGAAAGAAAACCCATAGAGGATTTTAAAGAGATGATCAAGGAAAACAATTTAGTATTGGATACCGTGATACCATATACACATATGATAAACCAGCATTGGTCTGAAGGCAACGAACTTTCTATGCTTAAAATAGGGTTAAAGAAACAATGATATATCCTGTACTTTTATCTTTCCTTATGTTATGGTTCATTGCAGTGATGTGGGTTACTTGTGATGTTATATTTTAAAGGAGAACGATATGGAACTACCTATTAATCTTGTGAATGATATTGTTAATTATCTAACACGACAACCATACAGAGAAGTTGTTAGTTTAATTAATAAAATTATTCAAGAGCAAGCACAACAACAATCAGCACAAGAGGAGCTACCTTTAGATGATAACTGACTATCAATCATTCATCCATCAGTCTCGTTATAGCCGCTGGCTTGAGGAGGAGGGGCGTAGAGAAACCTGGGAAGAAACAGTGACAAGGCTGCTTGATTTCTATAAAGACTTCCTTAAAAATAATCATGGTTATAGTATGCCAAAGGAAGTGTATACCGATCTATATGTAGCCATCGTAACCATGCAGGTTATGCCTAGCATGAGAGCTATGATGACGGCTGGCCCTGCACTGGAACGTAATCATATTGCTGCTTACAACTGTAGTTACCTCCCTGTAGATAGCCCTCGTTCTTTCGATGAGTGCTTATACATACTCATGCATGGCACTGGTGTAGGCTTCAGCGTTGAGAGACAGTTCATCAATCAACTTCCTACTATCCCTGATCAATTTGAATCCAGTGAAACTTGTATCGTCGTACAGGACAGTAAGGAAGGATGGTTCAGATCATTCAAAGAACTGATTAACCTTCTGTATGCTGGTCAGTTACCTCAATGGGATATGTCAAAGGTCAGACCTCAAGGTGCCAAGCTAAAGACATTCGGTGGTAGAGCAAGTGGGCCTGAACCATTGAACGAACTATTTAAATTCACCAGTAATATGTTTAAGAATGCTGAAGGTCGAAAGCTCAATAGCCTGGAGTGTCATGACCTAATGTGTAAGATTGCTGATGTAGTTGTGGTTGGTGGTGTACGTAGGTCTGCATTGATTAGCCTATCCAACCTTAGTGATGATCGTATGCGTCATGCTAAGTCAGGTGATTGGTGGAACACTGAACCTCAACGATCCTTTGCTAACAACTCTGTCTGTTATACAGATGGTTTAGATACAGGTTCCTTCTTACGTGAGTGGAGTTCATTGTATGATAGTAAGTCAGGGGAGAGAGGCATCTTCAATCGTAATGCTGCACAAGCACAGGCTGCTAAGTATGGCAGAAGAGAAGCAGACATAGAGTATGGAACTAACCCATGTAGTGAGATTATCCTACGGCCCAAGCAGTTCTGTAATCTAAGCGAGGTTGTGGTACGAGCAGAGGATACGCTTACTACACTTTTAAACAAGGTCGAATTGGCAACCATCCTTGGTACGATCCAATCCACCTTTACAGATTTCAAAGGGCTAGGAAGACAGTGGGCTAAGAATACAGAAGAAGAAAGATTGCTTGGTGTATCTCTCACAGGCATATTAGATAATGCAATGTTAGCTAATAAGACTAAGGATAATCTTCCTCAGATTCTTTCTGATCTAAGAGAGTATTGTGTAGATGTCAATAGAAAATTTTCTAAACAGTTTAATATAGAATCTTCTGCTGCTATCACCTGTGTTAAACCTAGTGGTACTGTTAGCCAACTGGTTGATGCAGCTTCAGGTATCCATCCTAGACATTCTGAGTACTATATCAGAACGGTTAGAGCGGATAAGAAAGACCCACTAACTCTGTTCATGACTGATGAAGGCTTTCCTGTAGAGGATGAGAACAAGAAGCCAGAGACAACGGCTGTATTCTCATTCCCAATTAAAGCACCAAAGGATGCTATAACTAGGCACGATATGTCCGCTGTTGATCATCTAAATATCTGGAGTATCTATGCTGAACACTGGTGCGAACATAAGCCATCAATAACTGTCAGTGTCAAAGAGAATGAGTGGTTAGAGGTTGGTGCTTTTGTATATAAGAATTTCTCTACAATGTCAGGGGTAAGTTTCCTTCCTATGTCAGAACATATATACGAACAAGCACCCTATCAGGATTGCACTAAGCAGGAATATGAGAAGCTTTTGAAACGTATGCCAAAGAGTATCGATTGGAAGAAGCTTGGTAAGTATGAAAGAGAAGACAATACTATTTCATCACAGACATTCAATTGCGTTGGTGATTTTTGTGAAGTGGTTGATCTTGTTTAATGCCTAGTTATCATGATACTCTACAAGTTAGAGATATGAAAGAAATATTAAAGGATAATGTAAACAATCTTGAACATCAATTAACTCATGCTAATAGTAGGGTAGCTTCTCTAACAGAAAAACTAGGAAATATCCTTGCTATACATAGAGACTTAGAGTATCATTTGCAAGGTATAGAAATTTATCTCTCTGATATTAAAGAGTTAATTGGTAAAGGGGAATGATAATGCCTTGGTCAAAAGAATTACAAGATAGTTGGAAAGAACAACAGAATGTTAAGAATGATCTAAAGGACTGCACTGTTTGTGGTTGCCCTATCACAAAAAAAGATTATGATAACTATAAGATGTGTCCTTGGTGTTATTCTGAATCTATCATTGATAATGAAGGAGGAATTATATGATGACTTTAAAAAGAATAATACAGAAGGTTAAACAGTGGTTGAATAGAAGCGATGCACCAAAGTATCTTTCTGGTAAAAATAAATGACTAGCTGGCATGATTTTATATTAGGTTTCTCATGGGCAATAGCACTATTATGTTTGGTATTTTATATCTATCATGTCTGATGTTCTAAAGAGGCAAAGAGATTTCTGGGATGCTAAGGTTAATCGCTATATACAGATGTTTGAATATGGCAGGGATACAGAAGAACAATTTACTGCTAACATGATACGCATGGGATTTGAGGTTAAGAATATTAATATAGCATTGGAAGAATATTATGGAAGTTAAGTATACAGATCATATGGGTAATGATTTATCAGTTGTAAATGCTGCTCGTGTTTCTTTCGGTAGGAAGTCACATGAAAAAGGGTATGATCAAATTGTAATTGATGGTCATTATAAAACCTGTCCTCATGTTAGCACCAAAGATCGTAACCTTATTCAGTATCTAGCTGAACATGATCATTGGACACCCTTCGCCCATACTTCTATTACCTTCTACATCGAAGCACCTATCTTTGTAGCTAGGCAATTAGGCAAGCATCAAGTTGGATTAGTATGGAATGAAATAAGTAGACGGTACACTCATGGTACACCAAAACTTTATTACCCTGATGAGTGGAGATTAAAAGCTGAGAACAAAAAGCAAGGAAGTTCTGATGAGACTATAGAGTATGCTATTCAACCTGCTTATGTCTTTGCTTTACAATGTTATCAGAATATGATAGAGTTAGGTATTGCACCTGAACAAGCTCGTATTGTATTGCCACAATCTGCATACACTTCATGGTATTGGACAGGAAGTTTATATGCATTCAGTAGAGTATGTAGATTAAGGATACAAGATGATGCACAAAAGGAAACACGTATCTTAGCGAAAGAGATTTCTAGTAGGTGTGAGCAGTTATTTCCTGTAAGCTGGGGGGTGTTATCAGAATGAAGACAATTAAACAGTGGGTACTGTTACATGATGAGCTTCCCAGAATAGGGTCAGGCTTTAGGCATGTTAATGTTTCAATAGGAAAGAAGTGGGCGCATATACAATCTATTGCTACTAAGGTAAGACAACGTATAAAGATAGGGAGATGGGATGAGATTGAAAGGTCTATGAAAAAATACTTAGAAAGAAATATAAATAAAAATGTCTGAAGCTTTTGTATATTTATGGTATGATGCAGGATGGAAGCAAACTGGTGGGCCAAGGTATTATATCGGCAAGCACAAAGGAACATTGGACAGTGGGTATGTATGTTCTTCTAAATATATGAAGCCTGAATGGGGAAAGAGAGGATGTAAAAAGGTAGGATGTAGACATCTATTCGGAGAGGAAGGACATCATGGAGATTTCCATAGGCGTGTGCTTGCTTATGGAACTGAACAAGAGATGATAGACTTTGAGATTAAATTATTAGAAACAAGAAAAGATTATTTTGGAAGTAGGTATTATAATAGGGTGGTAATGTGGACGCCTTGTAACTCTGGTGAAAATAACCCACAGTATAAACATGGTTTGACTAATACTTCTGAATATAAGAGAAGCAAACAAAAACGATATCGTGAAAAGAATAGAGAAAAGGAATTGTTAAGAAAGAAACAATATAGAGAACAGAATAGGAAAAAGTTAGCGTTAAAACAGAAACAATATTGTGAACAGAATAGGGAAAAGGTAGCGTTAAGACATAAACGATATAGAGAACAGAATAGGGAAAAGTTAGTGTTATATAGGAAACAATATTATGAACAGAATAGAGAAAAGATAGCGTTACGAAGTAGACAATATTATGAACAGAATAGAAAAAAGATATTGTTAAGACAGAAACAATGGAGTGAAAGAAAGAAACTAGAAATATTGGAAAGTATTATAAGTGAAAGATAAGATAACCTTATTCCAGTACACCGTCTACCTCACACCACATAATACGGTTGAGGTAGAGTCCTCTATCCTTGAGCAAGAGGATTGGGATATGGCTATGGAAGATTTCGAAGAGTATGCAGAAGCTACTACCGTTTCCAACTTCCTTGCTTACCTTAAAAAATTAATGGTATCAATTAACAGTGGAGTTACTACTTACTTTTAATTTATTAGTTCTTTAACACCTTTAGCGAAACTAAAAATTCTATCTTCCCAATCTTTTCCAAAACGAAACATAACATTTGCTCTAAATCTAGTTGCTAAATCAGGGCTACTAGCATAGTGCAACTTATAATAAGAATCTATCATATCTCCTTTGTCACCTTCCATAGCTCCTACTAAAAGCTTGTCCCCTTCTCCTTTAAGTATATTTCCTTTATCATCTCTCAGAGATCGTTCAAACATATTTGTTACAAATAAAGCTGTTTGTTGTTCTGGTGTTAATCTACTTGCATCTTTATGTTTTCTAGCATTCTTTACCCATGCAGGTATATCATTAACATCCTTATAATGTCTTTGAAGTCTGTTTAAAGTCATATCTACATCATTGTCTCCAAACTGATAACCTCCTTTAAAACCATATTTATTTTTTGCATTCCAATTACCATCACTTTCTATTTTTAAAACTTCATTTGTGAAATGATCAAAATTTTCTAATGCTTGTTGTCTTTGTTGGGCAGTTACATATCCTTCCTTAATTAGTCTATTATAATTTCTATTAAAAATATCCAAAGACAATCCCGTTATATGTTTCATTTGGTTTGTATTAGGTAAAGGTTTTTCTTCTGGAATTGGTGGGGTTGCCATTAGCTTACCCCCATCTTGCATTCCTACTACACCACCATTACGCATATCTACTACACCACCTTTAGCAAATGGTACGAAGCTATCTTGTGCTATCTGTGCATCTTGTTTTTCCCAATCTCTTTCTAACTGTGCAAGATTTACATATCCTGTTCTCTCTCCAGTTCTTTCGTACTCTCCCTCTTCTTCAGCCGCCAGTGTATCAAAATACTTTTGGGTTAATGGAGTAAATCCTGCTGCCTTATTCTCATCTTTTATTTTTTGATTACGTAAAGCATATGCATTCTTTATAAGTTTGTTTTGTTCTCCTACTGTTTCATCACTAAGATTATAACCGGGAGGCAATATGAACTCTGTTCCAGTTCCTCCTCCTTGCATTTGTTTTGATTGGAAATTTCCCATAGGTCCATACTTTTTCCAATAGGCAGCATTTACATCTCTTGCCTTTCCTAATCTTTTTTCATAGTCTGCTTTATGATACTCGGAAAAATTTTTAAACCCTAGTCCTTGTGCCATTTCTCTGTTCTGTTCTATCTTTCTTTGCATCTCCGCAATTTGTTTAGGAGTTTCAAAATCACTAAGACTAGTCTGTTGGCTTTCATCTTTATAATAAGCAGAGTCTATCTCTCCCCCATTCTCCATTAAACTAGCCTGTCCACCACTAGCCATGAGAGAGGCAGCAACTACCGCTGCTCCTACGGTACCACCGTTACGCATATCAACTATACCTCCTGCTTTCTTACCAAAGCTGAAGCTTTCTGGATCAAACTCTTTAGCAAAGATAGACTTTATCTTTTTAGGATCAAGGAACATATAACTAAATGCTCCATAATCTTCAACAAAATTTGGGTAAGCAAACGCATCATATCCATTGTCTTCTAAAATTTTCCATAATGCTTTGAACCAACCATCAATTAAGGAAGGATGTATCTTTTCAGGAATAAACATATTTGATTCTGGGTCTAGTTGTTTTGTATTTCGAAATATATTTTTCATATGGAAAGTATGTGCTGCTTCCATTAATTGTTTCCATAAAGTAGGAGACATACCTTTTAATGGATCAAATTTAGCTCCTTCCATTCTACTTACTTTTGCTATAAAGTTATCTAATTTACTTAGCTTTACTTCATTTTTTAAATAAACAAATTTACCATCTTCAGGCCAGAAAATAAAATCACCGTTTTCTTTAACATACTTTTTTAAATCATCTACTGTTTCTATAGAAGGATCAAGAGTATTTTTAATAATATCTTTATTTTTCTTGAAATCTTTTTCTAAATTATCTTTTCTTAGTATATGTCTTATAGTTTTTTTAGGATTTCGTTCTACATCTATATTCGATAATTCCTCAAGCCATTTACTAGGTAGTTTAAATCTTCCCATATCAGGAACGATAGCTACATTATCTAGCTTTGTTACAAGGGGTAGCATTGCTTGCCCTAGTTGCTCTTCCTTTTGTTTTCTAAGAGTAACACCCATTACTTTCGCTTCAGGTTTTCCTAACATTTCATTCTGTTTACTCATAGCAGAAAGAGTACCTAAATGTATTCCTATATCCTTTCCTTCTGATTCTTTTAATAATAGTGGATTAAGATATCCTGTTCCTTCTCCTTTAGGATCAAATTGAATTTTTTCTCCTGCTCTAGTAAAATGAAAAAGAGGGACAGTATATCCTTGTTCTTGTGCTTTCCTATATGGTGCCTTCCATACTTCTGGCATCTGATTAATATCAATAGGGTCTGGTATTAATACTTCATCTGCTTCTTCTTTTGATAAACCAAGGTCTTCTACTTGTTGTCTAAGAGCAGATCGTTGGGGTTGCGAAGGTACAAGCTCATCCATCTCTTCTCTTACAGGAGGAACTACATCCATCTCTGCTATAGGTAATTGATCAACAGGAGTTTCAACTGGAGTTATAGGTGCTGGTTCTTCTGGTAGTAATCCGTATGAACTTTGTGGTATAGTTGCAAAAGATTCTGCTTCTTCTTCAGGAGTCAACACACGCAAGGTAGGCTCATGTTTCATAATAGCTCCAGGCTCAGGACTCATAAGTTTTTGAGCGCCCTTAGTTAGAAGCTTTGCTAGTTGTGCTACTAGTGGCATTACGATCCCTTAATTAAATAAGAAACAAACCACATTAATCCACTACCAATAAAAGCAAGGACTGTAGCTGCTCCATATACAACTGCTCTATCTTTTTCCAGTACTCTAATTCTTTCTTCGTTCTTTGTTATAAGACTATCAATTTGATTCTGTTCTCTTATAAGTAAATCCATCTTACCATCTAGTCTTCCTAGAAGAAGGTATACATCTTGCTTATCATCAGACATTATGTTTTCTTCTTATTTGTAAAATGTAAATGAACTTTTTTTAATTCATTAAAAGGAATATTTAATAACTGTGAACCATATTCCATCTGACTATTAGTTAGTGTATTAAAATTCTTTGTATTATATTTTTCTTTTAAAATTTTATTAACTTTATTAATACGAGAATTACTAGGATTTTTTATTTGTCCAGTATAGTTCATTATATCTTTATGTTTCCACATTACGTTTTCTTACGGACAAACCCGCCTTCGTTTAATGCTCCTAATGATGCAGTAAAATCAGAGAATACAGGAGGGGAAGTAAAACCAATAGCATCTGTAATAGAAGAAAAGAAACCAGTATTAGCAGGAAGATCGGAAGTAGTTATTCCTGGTACACCTGTAGGTAATGGAGTAGGAACACCCGCTCCACGAAATGTTTCACCAAATCTTTGGATAGCATCCCCAATAGGATTTCCTATTGGACCTTGTCGTCCACTTGGTCTTGCAATTCTGGCAGGAGCTACATCTGGGTCTCTTTCTGTTCTTTCTGGTTGTGGTATATTTGTAGATCGAATTTGTAAGTTACTTCTTCCAGGTCTACGTCTACCAGGTAAAGAAATTTCTTCTGTAAGAGGATCAATAGCACGAGGCCCACTAAGAGTACCATATGCTCTCATCTGAGTACTAGCGTCAGTATCAGAACTTGCTGCTTTTGTATATGCCATAGTTTTTAATCCTCTATATATATATTTTTATTTTCTTGTTGTAATATACTATCTAAGTCTCTCATGATCATATCTTCTCCTGGTACCTTTTCATCTCTTAAAGTATTAAGAATTATTCTTAATGCTTTTCCTTGTAGTCTTTTAATAGGATATTCATTATGAAAAATATTCTTTATATATTCATTTGAAAAGCTTGCTTTATATTTATCCGGTCCTGCTGCTTCTCCTTTAAAAGAACCTCTAGCAAGATCACTAAGAGTTTCTCCATTTAGACCAAGTGTTAATCCATGTCCAAAAATAGTTTTAACTCTTCGTGCAATTTCTTTTTCTTTAGTAAGAAAGTTTTTATATTCTTCTATAAGATTTTCTCTAAGGTTTGGGTCTTGCCAATTCTGTCTATTATTTATAAATTTATTAAGTTTAAAAGTATTAGCACTCTTTTCTCTATGTGCATCTGATAGTGCAAAACCAACACGAGAAGGAATATGAACATTCTGTGGTTTTAATCCTGATACTAATCCTAAATAAGTATGCCATTTTGGGTCTACTTCTGTTCCCCATTTAGTTTTTGTAATACTTGTTGTTAAATCTTCTATGTTTTTAAAAACAGTAGGATACATAGCATTTCTTAATTCTCTATTTATAAGCTCTCCATCAAATTCTTTTCTTCCTTGAGATGCTTCAATAAATTCGTTAAAAACTTTAGCAAGTGCAGCAGGACCAACAGCAGGAATTATATAAGGGTCCATTGCAACTTTGAAAGATTCCCATGATGCGTTTATTAATCTTGAATTAAGTACAGCATCAGATTCATTTTCATTAAAGGAATGCATTGCTACTTGAGCAATCCTACTAAGATAAGAGAAAGGATCAGTATAGCCTAAAGGCATAGCTTTTAATGTACCATCTTTAAGCTTACCCATATAGAAGTAATTTGTACCGAATGCCCATTCAGCCGAAAGGTATTTAGATTCTAATGCTTCTCGTTGATCATCTGTAATACCGTTTAATGCAGCAGAGAAACCACCTATTCCTCCTACTGTAATGCCTGAAGCTCCTGCTAAGGATGCTGCTCGTATTGATCCTCTTGCTCTCATTGCTGCACTACCAGAACGTAGCTCTCTTGCAGCAAGTCTCCATGAGTTAGTATAGTTACGAGTAACTTCCATAGGAAATGCAACAAAGTTACCAATGGGATACTGTCTAAAGATACGAGTACTACCTGTTAATTGGCTATATGTAGGTGTAAACATATTAACTTTTTTAGCAGCGGCCTCTTCAATTAATCTGGAAATACTTTCTCCTTCGTTTAATCTTTTCCTAACATCAAATACACCAAGAGTATCAGCATGTTTAATAAAGGCATCTGTATTTTTACCATCACCGAAAGCTCTAAACAACCAACCAAATTCTGATTCAAAAGCAGATATCTTATTTATGTTATCTGACATTTCATATACTTCAGAGGCTACATCTACAGCTTTAACAAGAGTTCTCTTTCCTTTTCCAGTAAGAGTTTCTTTTCCTTTTCCAGCAAAAAGCTTATTTTCTAAATGATGTAAAGGGTTAGCATTCTTTATCATTAAATTATAAGCTTCTTTAAAAAGACCTGCTCTCATACCATTATGTACAACACCAAGTTCTATTAAACGTGTAATGCTATCTACATCACCATCATTTAACTCACCTCGTTTTTTAAACTTATTAAACATAGGAACAGTTCTACGGAAAATAGAATAAGTGGGACTACCTTCTATATTACTTGTCGATGCTACTGCTTTTACCCATGCTCGTGTGCTAAAAGGAACAATACCATTATAAGCATTTTGAAGCATACCACCAATAAAGTTTCTCATATGTGTGGTTGGCGATAGTACTGTCTTTGAAAGATTAAAAGCAAATGTAGAACCAGCCATTACTCTTTGTATTGCTGATTCTCCTAGATCATAAAAGTTAGACATTGCGTCATAGTATTTTTTATATTCAGGATCAATAAAGATATTATCAAAAGGATTATCCATAAAAGATGCTGGTTCATTATCTAATAATTTTTTTGCTTCATTATTCCACATTCCATTTAACTGTTCATCGTTAAGTTCAAAGGACCGGGAACCTGCTTTTATAGCTTGCCAATCTTTTCGAGGACTTCCTCTAGTCATGAAAGGTTTTTGTGTAGAACTTCTTCGTAAGCCAATAGATACAAGATCACGTTTTAATTTATAATCTTCTACAATCTTTTTTGTTTTAAATACAGTACCAGCAAAGAGTTGTCTTGGATCAGTAATCTCACCAAGTAACATCTTAACATATTTCTCATCTATATCCTCTAATTTTATTTTTGTAGGAGCTACTCCTCCTTTTCCTTTTAATTTACGAGCAGTACTTGGTACGGCAATACTTACCATAGCTTGAAGAGCAGCATCATCATCATTAATACCATCGAAACTTTTAAAATATTTTATGATTTCATCATACTCTTTTTGATTTAATCTTTCCCCTAAAGATTTTTTAAGATTATAATCTGGGTCTTCATACATACTATACATTCTATGAAGATATGTTTTTTCTAATTCTTTCTTTTGTAATGTTTTAAAGAATGTGTTTTCTATTGGATTCCCGGTATCGTCTAGTATTCTTTCTCCTTTAGTATTTAATTTATACTTAGAGAAAGCACCGCTCTCAATTAAGTCCCTTGATGTTTCTGCTATAAGAGAACGCCATTCATCTACAACTTCTTTTACCTCTGATCCATCTGGTAATAGGCTTTGTATATCTGCTGCTTTTGCAGCTTTACTATCATGTGTTGTTAAAGCTTTTATAAAAGTATGATGAATAGCTCTTTCGGCTTCATTAAAAGAAGTTCCCTTTTCTTTTTTCCATGCTTTCTCAAATCTCTTGATAAGAATATCTATCTTCTCACCAGATGCGATTAACATTCTTTCTGCATCTCGCATACGTTCTGCTGTTTCTGGACCTAATCCAAAATGAGAAGTAAAATTACGTACTAGAAACCCATGTGCTTTCTTCATTGGGTTCCATTTTCCTACGGGGGTTTCTTTTACTATTGGTTTTCCTTGAGCATCTAATTCATAGTCTAATGACATCTCTTTTAAATCTACTCTATCTAAAATATCACGCATATCGTCATCACTTTTAAAACGTCTTATGGCTATTCCACCATTTTCATTAGTAACAACATTATACTCTATTCCATCTGTATCTTTTAAAGTTACTTGAGTAGTCTCAGGAGCTTCTGGAGAAGCACGAGATATTGTTCTATTAGAAACAGTAACTTTTATAGATTCTCCATTTGCATTAACCCAATTAAGAGGGTACTCTTGTTCTATACCAGGACTTAAACTTGCTCCTACATTGTTAGCATATGCATCGTCAATATTTTCTTTAGTAATAATTGTAGGAGTATCTTCAATATCTAATTCACGACTAACCATTTCTTTTTTTAGATCATCGGTAGTAGAAGTAGTTCTATCTTTACCAAGAATTTTTGAATAGGAACCATTACTAAAAAATTTAGAAAGAGCTTTAGAACCTGTCCCTAAAGCTCCACCAAAGCCAGCCCCTATAACAGCCGTAGTTAAAAGCTCATCATAATTAAAACTTTCTGATTCTCCTGTAACATTATGTCTAACTTCTCGTATACCAGAATCAATCTCTAAGTTTTGTTTTTCAATATCATATGTACTGGCCCATCCTGCACCTGATATCATTCCTGTAGTAATAGGACGTTTAGCTACTTCTCGTCCGTATGCTCCAAAGATACTTTTACGGAAACCTCTAATTAAAGCATTCTTAGCTGTTTGTCCTCCAACTTTACCTGCTACTCCTCGTGCAAGAAACCCTGCTCCTCCTGTAAATACTCCAATATAATTTAGAGGGTCTTTTATTAATGCTTCAGAAACATCTAAAAATTGATCTTTAAAAGGACGGCTTCCTTCACCAGTAGCATTAGTACGATCATACCTATCAAATAATAAACCAACATCAAACTTATCTTGTTCTGATAAACTATTCTGATTAACAAGAACCTTACCTAAACCAAAGGTTAAGTTGTTATCTATGTAGGCAAAGTCCGACATAAACGCATCAACAGCTTCTTCATCAGTTCCTGTAAAGTCTTCACCATTTTTACGTTTGTAATATCGTTTGAAAGAATTTAATAGGACAGTATCTTTATGTAAATTAGAATATTGTAATTCTGATGTTAAAGAAATATTATCGCTGGCCTTTTTAATTTGTTGTTCAGTTGCATTATTTGCAAACTGATACATTCCTATTCCTGGTATATGACGTAGATGATGAGTATTAGTATCATACTCATAGTCATCAGGATTAACAGAATATGTTGTAGTTCTTTCTACCATTATTTTACTTTTGGTGTAGCAGGCATTACTATTGCAGCGTTCGTCGCTTCCCTATCATTATCAGGATCAAGAGGAGGACTAGCTTGCTTTTGCTTTATCTTTTGATTACCTGTTTGATCTTTTACTCCATAATAATAGTATTGTAATTGTTCTTTATAATCTTTTAAAGCCTTATCTTGCATAGCTAATTGTATTGCTGAGTTAATATTAGTCTCTGCCCTCTCTTTTGTAAAATCAAAACCACCAATTAAAGATAAAGCAAAAGCTTTTCTAAATACTACGTTTTTAACGGCTGTTTGAAATTGAGCATTCAATCTAAATTGAAGATTTTTCTTAGTGAGATCATTTAATTTAGTAACTTGGGCTTGATATGCATCCCAATATATTCCTTCTTTTCTCGGACCTCGGTGTATCATCCACTGCTCTTTAGCTTTATCTACTATACGTGTTTGTGCACTAATTAAACCAGAAATCTTTGAACTCTTCTTCTCTAAAACTCTATCTATATCTCCAATTCTTTTAGTTAATGCTGCATTATATAATTCGTGTGCCTCTAACATTTCACGAGGTACATCTTGTAATGTTGTATTTAATGCTTTTGTAAACCCAGCACTAGCAAAAAGTTTTTGTTTCTCTTCAGGGGTTGCTCGTATTAATTGTTCAACACTAAGCTTATTATCTTCTAAAGCTTTTGTAAATGTATTTGCAAGGCGAGTACGTTGGTAATCAAGATTTATATATTGCTTATTACCACTAGAATATAATCGTCGTCCATCATCAGCAGTATAAAGAAGTTGTCCATCTTGAATCGTAGGTTGTTCATCTTTATTAAAAACTTTAAATGAGTTTTTGTTTTTTGCAGCAGCATCAATAGAAGAATATAAAGAAGATTTATTATTTACAATACTTTTCATAAATTCTTTAGTTGAATCACTACCTCTTACAGTTGGAAGAATAGCCTGTAAACTATTATTAGCATCAAATGTATTTTTTATTTTAGTTGCTTCTAATTTTGCATCTAACTCCTCTGCTCTTGTTCTTTCCCGAAGAGGTGTTTCTGCTTCATAGACAGCAGTAGCAAAGTTTACTCTACGATCAGCTTCTTGTTCAATCTGTCTTTCACGAAAACCTGTTACTGCATTTATAAGTGAACCAACTCCAGACAAAGGTTTATTTATATTCTCTGGATTAAGATCATTTTGTAATTGAGGCATTAGGCCATTAAAAATTTCTTCAAGAACACCACCATCTTCTCTAGCAGAATTGTTTCTTGCAGTTGTTTCTCTTGCCCTTTGATATGCTTCTGTTAAACTAGCCATTTATATATTCTCCATATCTAAGAAACTTCCTGTATTTTCTGGAATCTCTGGTAGTTCCATCATCTCTGGCATTTCTTCCATTTCATCTGCCCGTAATTCATTTTTCATATCTACAAAATCTTCAGCAGAAATTTCTGGCATGTTTGAATCATTCATAATTTTAATATTTTTAACACCGGCTTCTTTAGCATCTGCTAATATATGAAGAAGTAATGCTGGTTTAATAATTTCAGCAACATCTACTGTAAAGATACCTTCCATAAATCCCAGCTTAACTAGATTATTTACTATAAATTCTATAGTAACTCCTGCAATAATTAATTTTAAGATTTCATCTTGAGTATTGTTTGATAAATATCTTTCTAATAGAAACTCCATTGCTTCTACAGAAGAAGAAATAAGAGGGGGATTATCAAAAGGAAACTGTCCAAGTTTACGTGTTATAGATTCTCCTGGTATAGCTTGATTTAAAAATACTTTAGACGTATCCATTATAGAAGTCCCTTTTTCATTTTATTATTTCTAATAGCCTGGGCATCTGCATGGAGATATTCCATAATTTCTCCTGGTTTAAATCGTGCTAATGCAGGAAGATATATTTCAGCAAGGTCAATAGTTGATTGTTCTTTCTGAGTTAAATTTTCTTTAGAACGTAGTTGTTCAAAAATATTTATATTCCCTTGCTTTTCAACAAATCCTAAAGCATCCTCTATAGAAACAATAATAGAAGAATCTTCTAATCTTACCTTTTCATTTTCTTTTAGTACATCTAATAAAGAAGTATTAAACATTCCAATTTACCTTTCGTACTTGCTTATCCATAAAGTATTTTATTCCTTTTTTAAGCAAAGGCTTATTAGAAATAAATTTAGAAATAGATATACTATGTGTTATATATAATTTCTTAAACCATTTTGGAGAATCATGATACATCCAATGACGGAATTTAAGCCATTCAGTTGTTTCAGTTCCATATACTTCTTGTGCAATAGGACAAAAACCAGCAAAGATACTACCAGCAGCACCTATAATAGAAGGAAGAAGACTACCACTACTACTTCTATTTCTTCCTCCAGAAGCAGAAGCAGCTAATTCAGCAGCCGCTAATTGTACTGCTCTATTTTCATTACCTTCTGCTGTTGCAAAAATACGAGTAGCTGTATCTCTATAAGTTAAATATTGTTGTTGATAATCACGAGTATTAATAGCATTAACTTCACGAGCATTAAATTCGTTTACAAGCATTTGATTTGCATTATCCACAAGAGTAATTCTTCTTCTATGTTGTGCATTAGAAGCTTCAATCTGTGTTTGTAATTCTGAATTAAATCTTTCTCGTAAATCTTTTTGCTTTGCATTAAACACTTCTATAGTATTTGTTTGATTAGCATTGAATTGTTCTACAGCAGTTACTCTATTAGCATTATTCTCTCTAACTTGAACACCTAATTGAGAAAAGAACTGATCTGTTTGTGCTTCTGTTGTAACATTAAGTTGTTCCATAGCATTATCTGCTGCTTGATCACTAAGTAGAAACTGATTAATTGCTGCTTGATTTAATACTTCTTCCTGTTGCTCTTGTCTTAAATTTTGAGTATCGATTTCTAGAAAGGCTCTAGAAAGTTCGATATTAGAATTTAATCGTACACCAACATTAGTCTGATCCATATTAGCAAAAACAGAAGCATTAGCTAAAGCTGTAGCTTGTTTATGAGTTAAATTCTGTAGTTGTATAGTAGCAAATTTTTGAGCATCTTCTCTTGCAATAGGAATACCTGATTCTATAGTAGATTGTATTATAGCAGCAGCAGCCATAGAAGAAGCACCTAGTCCTCTTGCTAACATACGATTACCTGCTTCTAGTATAGGTTTTGCAAAAAGATTAGTAAAGTTACCCTCTCCTTCAAAGAGTTGTTTTAATTGAAAAGATACTGTAGCTCTTTCATCTAGTTCTTCTGTTTGTGCTTCAGCAAGAGATTCTGCTGAAACAGTACCTTCAATATCATCCGGGTCTATTTGAAATGTAGGAGCAGCTAGCGTTGCAGCTTCCATCTTTGCTTCTTGTCCTGCAACTGTAGTTGCTGTACCTTGAGGAGCATCTAAAGTAGGAGCTTCAGTAACTTGTACTGCTGGAGCAGCTTCAGTAACAGCAGCTTCAGGAGTGTCACCTAATAGTTTACCTGTAGTAGTTAAAAATTCATCTTCTCCTGCTACAAGATCAGGTTTTTCCATTTCTACAAGTTCAGGAGCGTCTGGTGGTTTTACATCTTGAAGACGATCAACACCTAATTGTGCAGCAAGTTCTGCTTCTGCTCTTCGTTGTTCATCAGTACGAAATTCTTGACCAGCAAGTTCTGGTTCTGCATCTGCCTGTTTTTCGAACTCTTCAGGAGTAATGAACCTAGTTCCTCCACCAGCACCACGCCCAGATTCGCCAAATTGAGCGATTTGTTCAGGGGTTGCATCACTAATTATATTACCAGAAGATGCGGCGTCACCCGGTTGACCGCTAAGTCTATGAATCTTACCGTCCCGATAAACTAAATTATTGCCTAAGATGATTGATGAGGGCATTATCTATTCTTTCCTTTTAATTATCTAGCTGCACTTGAACCGAAATAGAAACTTACTATAGCCGCAAGCGTATGAATGTATGCAGGAGCTAATGCAATACCATCAATAGCTTTCCATCTTACTTTATCAGCTTGCTCCCAGATTAATGGTAAAGACCATTCTCCTGATTCTGTTACTGATACAACAATAGGAATACCAAAGAAAGGGGCAGCAAATGGAACTATAACGATACAGCCTACACAGATAAGAGCGATTAATCTACGAGTAAATGCAAACTGTTTATCTTTTAAGCCATGTTCACGGGCTGCTGATACTGCCTTCTGCTGTTGAGCCATTGCAGCAATCATCATACGATGTTGTTCTGCTTTGGCTTTCATAACCTGTCCAATCATAGTAGTTATGAAGCCCATAGCAGAGCCACCTAATAGTGTCATTACTAAGTTCATATCTTATTACTTCTTTTCAGGTTTAGGTTTTCTATTCTCTGGCTTGAGATACTTATCTCCTACGATGAAACCGTGAAAGTTATCACGTAGGAAAGTATGTACTGTCTCTGTAGGAATAGACCAACCCATATGAGTTACTGCTTGAAACCCAGCCGCTGATACTCTTGAAGGTACACCAATCATCTCATAGTGTTTACGGGTATCAGAATACGCAAACAATGCACCACCACTATTACCAAAGATAATAGGAGCAGTTGCTAGTTGATATCGATAACCGTTAATAACTTGTTCAGCAAAAGCCATCTCTCCGCTTGTCATGGAAGGAGGATAACCTAATCCTGCACCTACTGCCCATACAGTCTGCCCTAACTTTGGCGACTCTTTCTCTGGCAGCATGTAAGCAATACGTACTACTCCACGTTCTGTATCACGTAGTTTCAATAAGGCTAAGTCTCTTTGCTCATCATGTGCTACAATATCTGCTATACGTCCACGAGTACCTACTGAACGGGAACAGCGAACATAGTCAAACCAGAATGCAGTAACAGGTTCTCTTGTTTCTCGCTTGATCTTCTTACCTTTCATTCCATCCCATACTTCTCTTATAGTAATCTGTTCACCAATTACATGGTAATTAGTAAGGATGTATGATTCCCATTTGCCTTCATGTTGTCTTGAATAAAGAACTGTACCAGAACCTGATGTATTAATACGTACTGCTGTATCTAACATCTCTTCATGTTGTGGTCCACAGTTTGCTGCTAGTACAGCAGATATACTAGAACAGAATAGCAGACCAGCAAATAAAGAAATTTTGATATTCTTAAAAAAGTTCTTTTTCATATTAGTTCCTTTTATTAAATAACTCAAACAGTGTCTGCACTTTTTCTTCAAGTACTTTTACACGTACTAATATCTCTGCTCTGAAGGCTATTGCTACTGCTCCCACTGCAATTACCCCAGATATAATCGGCCATATATCTACTACTTGTTCCATTTATTTTAAAGCATCAGGAACGTATACATCAATATCATCTGTGTTATTAAGGTCTGCTAGTACAGTTTCAGCATCAGGTGGAAGATCACGTAACGTAACCTTCTTAGCAGCTACACCAGCTTTATCTAATCCTTTTGGATGTACACCTTCGTCTGCCAGTTGATATTCAAGATCAAGTTCTTTTAGTTTAGCATTACGATCACTACGGATTTCCTCTAACCGCTCCGCCCGTGCTTTAGGTAGACGCCATGCATGTGTCTTCAGAGCATCTGCTGTGATCTCTACTGCTAAAGTATCGGCGGCTGGCACAACAGCTTCCTTTGTTATAACACCATCGGCATCACGTTCAGCAGGGACTGTATTGGCCTCAACCAGTTCAGCTAAAATACCGCTGACTGATCCGGCATCACCGACACAGGTTACCGTGCCGTCGGCGTTAACTATTAGTTCATTCATTTTCGAGTTCTCCAAAAAATAACATATAAAACTCGCCATCCGCATCCGCACTATCCTCTGTTCTAGCCATGGAGATTCGAGAGGTTGTTTGCGCCCAAGTGCTTATGCTGAAATCAATGGCGCTGGAATTGTCTTTGGTGCCGCCTATGGAAATGTAATCGGCGCTTTTGAAAGGTATGCCAAAGTCCAAATAACAAATCCCAGTGCTTCCAGACGTATTTGCTTTTATGTTATAGCTAGATGCGATTGTCCCATCCGTATTGCCTTTAATCCACGCCTTAGCCTTCCCCAGATCAACACCGGCTGGCAGATCACTAGCCATCCCCCGCACCATCTCGTTAACTTGCCGTTGGTCAACCGCTGGTGCTGTTACATAAGCATTAGCACTATTCTGTTCTGTCCGTAATGCACCCCACAGCTTGCCTTTTTCACTGTTACCAGAATTAACTGTAGGTTTGCTGTCTACAACTAGACCATCGAATATGGTGATGGCATCTGTCTGTGTGACGATGACCTTATTTGTTAGTGGATCAACATTAAGATCAAGCACTGCATCGGTGGAGCCAGATTGAAGCAGGCATTCGGCAGAGGCAACGAACATCCCCTTTTCAGCTTCGTACATCTGGCGGATTTGCGTGGCGCTTGGGGCAGTAGTCGAAAGCCTATCAAGTGCCATTGTCGAAGTTGATGCTGGCTGTGTGGAATTATCCGCAAAAATACCAATCCGTTTAAGGATTGTGCCACTTAAAGAACCTGCATTGGCAGTTTCACTTTTATTCAAAACCCCGTCAATATACAAATAGCGTTCTGTTGAGCTTACCCGAACAAAGTCAACTTTGTGCCATACTCCAGTATCTAAAGCCCCAACCGCAGATGACGTAACAATATTGGCCGTAGCTCCATCGTCTACGGCATCTATATTACCAGCAGTAGATAGCGAAAGTCTAAATTCAAGAGACCCATCAGCATTGGAGATAGCAGTCAGACATTCATCCCCTGATGTACCAGAAGACTTAAACCAGATGGATGAATAAACAGAACCAGTGCCAATTGAGTTATAATCAGAATCATTAGCTCGGCTCAAGTAGTTCGACGTTGACCAACCGCTATATCCAAGCAATTCACATCCAGATTCCACAGCTCCTTCAGTCACCGTTCCGTTTTCGGTGAGGGTATTAGATCGGCTGGAATAGTCCGCTGTCTTTGAATTGGCTAACCACGCCCCACGTGGGGCAGGCATCATGTATCCCGTATTGTACGTTCTGGTAATTAGTGCGGATGCAGAATTTTCAGCGGCGTTGGCGACATTTACATGAGGTGATGTAGGTACAACACCCAAAAAAGATGTCAGGCCGCTGGCACTTGCGCCCACTGTCAAATTGCCTTGCCCACCCATAGCATTTGTAATGCCTAAACCGGGGAGAGACTGTGTAGCCGACGACGAACCATAATCACCAAGACTCCAATCGTCAGCCGCAATGGCTGATATAGGTGGTTGAGATACAACGATCCGGTCGCCGGACGATTGACCAAAAGTTACCTTGCCGTTTTGTATCAGACAGATAGCGGGATTATCAATTGTACCTGCAACATCAAAAACATTGCCGTCATCTTTGATGATCGATCCTAAATCCGCTCCAGTACCATAAGAACATGCGAACGTAGGTAGAGGGCCACCAGTTCTGGCATCGTAAGCCGGTTGGTCTGAAAGACCAGCATCAACATTTTGCACATCGTTATTGGTTAGTGCCGGTCCAGCAGATGAAGACAATGTTCTAGGCCAGCCAACCGTTCGTTCTGCCCAACTGCCAGAATGTGGGTCGATGATGGCGATGCCGTCCTCCGAAGACACAATGAGGTAGCCCATGCAAGCTGCTATTGCTGTTGGTGTAGCAGCAGAACTAAGATCAACTGTTCCTAATGGTGTAGTACTTATTGTCCCACTTGTTTGTTCTGTTAAATCCCAGATATTTATTTCTGTATTACTACCTTCATCCTCAATAGTCGCTAACATAAGACTAGAAAATAACGAAGCCTTATTCCATAAACCGTTCCACGCTCTACCATCTACGGAAGGGCCAAATATAACTTGATCTACAAAGTTAGCATTAGTTTGTAATACACCAGCATAGGCACTTTCTGGATCAGTACCAAAATTATTAGCTGTACCACTATTCGTAATTGTAGCACCACTGTCAATTGTTAATGTTGATCCAGATAATACATTAAAACTGTTAGCACTAAACTGAAAATCATCGGCTCCAGCTATTTTAATATCAATGGTATCATCTGTATCTGCTGTAATCGTTGTATCACCATCAGCATCCAGCATTAATTCTGTTCCTTGAATATTAACAGAAGCAGGAGAAGGCCCTCCAATAACCTTACCTAGAATAGTCATTTATGTTATCTCCATAATTGATAGTGCAATATCTACTGCACCACTTGCTGTAACAGAGAGTGTATCTGTAGTTTCCATTACAATTTTATTACCGCCCAAAAGTTCTAATGAACTATTCCCCGGAATAGCGGAAGAAGTAACAAGTTCTACATCTTGGTTAGTTTCATTATTAGCTCCTGCTCTATTAGCAGTATCTGTTCCAAGAGTAACTGAAGATGTAATAGCACCAGAAGTCGTATTACCTACTATTAATCCTAGTATAATTGTAGTAGTACTACCTGCAACAGTATAAATTACATCCGCTGATGTCACTCCTGCCTTAGTTATAACTTTAAATGTATTTGCCATATCAACCTTTCCTTTTTATCCTAAAGCAATTACTAAACCAACATCTACTAATGCTGCACCACCAACAGTAAGCGTTCCTGCTACTGCTACATTTGCACCAGTCATAGTTATAGCAGTTGTGTCAGAAGAACTAGATGTAATTCTTAGTTCACCACTATTGTTTTTAAGATTACCAAATTGTGTTCCACCATCTTTTAACTTGATATCTGCACCACCCGCATCAAGAACAATATCAGCAATCGAGTCTAATGTAATATCTCCGCTATTAGTTGATTGTATTGTTACTCCTGTATGACCATCAATAGTAGTTGTACTGGCTTGAGAATCAATAGTTATAGTACCAGAAGTTGTTGTAAATGAAGAATCAGTATCACCTGCTGCTACTTCATCAGCACAAATATCTGTCAGTGTAATATACGAATCAAGTTGATCTGCTGTAACATACTTAGTTGTTCCTGCATCATCTATTAGAAACTT